ATTTTAGAACAGCACCAGGAAGATTTTAATGGCACTAACATCATATTCAACGCTTAAAACAGCAATAGCCAACTGGCTCAATAGAACGGATTTAACATCTGAAATATCAGATGATTTTATTACTCTAACGGAGGCGGACTTTAATTCAAAATTAAGAATTAGAAAAATGGTTACACAAACAACGATTACCATTGATAGTGAAACAGAAAGTTTGCCTACAGGATTTTTACAGGTAAGAAATTTTTATATTTTATCAGGTGCCACAAAATATGCTTTAAGATATACCTCTCCATCGCACATGGATCAGTTAAGAGGAACATCCACATCCGGTACGCCAGAATTATTTACCATCTTGGGAGACACCTTCAGGTTTTCTCCAAAACCAGACACATCCTATACAGGATATTTAAACTATTATAAAAAATTTGATGCCTTGTCGGACAGCAATACATCGAACTGGATATTAACAGACCATCCATCCATTTATCTATATGGTTCATTATACCATGCAGCTAATTTCTTGGGAGGCTTTGATCCAGCGCAAGTTCAGCAATGGCAGCAATTATATATTACAACGCTTGAACGCTTGGAAAGAAACGACAGGGAAGATCAATTCTCTGGTTCACCTTTGCAAGTCCGTTCAGAGGACACAGTGGCATCGCCATTTGGCAGTCGCTACACCAGCACAGCGACCAGCAATAGTTAGGAGATAAATGCAAGTACCTTTTGGAGAATGGCTACCTGACCAGCCAGATCATAATAAGCAGGGAGCTAATGTTGCAAACAATGTTTATTATGCAGCAAACACTTATAAAAGATTTCCATCTTTAGTTAGTTATTCAGGAGCATCCACAACTACTACAGATTCTAAAGGCGCAGGATCATTTAGAGACAATTCTAATACAGTTTATAATTTTGTAGGAACAAGAACTAATTTATATCAGTTAGCTTCTGGAACTTTTACTTCAAGAAAAGCAAGTTTAACTGGAGCTGCTGATGACTTTTGGACATTCACACAATTTGGTGAGTATGTGATAGCCAGTAATGGTGTGGACCAACCTCAATATTATTTAATGGGAACATCTACCAACTTTGCCAATCTTACAGACATTGGAAGTGCAGCTCCCTTATTCAGAGTATCAGGGGTGGTTAGAGACTTTCTGGTTGCAGGAAATATTACTAATGCCACAAACAGAATACAATGGTCTGGTATTAATGATATTACCGAATGGACGGCAGGAATAAGTCAATCCGACAGTCAAGACTTGCCTGGTTCTGGTGGTAGAGTTGTAGCCATCACATCTGGTGAAGTTGGTTATGTGTTTAGACAAAATCAAATAATTCGTATGGATTATGTGGGAGGCAACACAGTATTCCGTCTATCAGTTATATCTCCAAATAGAGGTGCGATGTATGGAAGAACTGTTTGTCAGGATAACAGGCAAATATTCTTTTATGCAGATGATGGTTTTTATCAAATAAATGGAGATCAAATAATTCCTATTGGTGTTGAGAAAGTTAATAGATATTTTGATCTTAATTTAAACAAAGCTTTCTCAGATAGAATTTGTGCAGCAGTAGATCCTTTTAATCAGTTAGCGATGTGGTTATTTCCAAGTACATCTAATGCCACTAACACAACAGGAATTTGTGATAAAATTATAATATATAATTATGCTACTCAAAAATGGTCATTAGCAGATGCTAGTGCAAGTACAATATTCTCTCAATTCATTGGAGCTTATACTGTAGAGTTAATGGATATTATATCTGAAAATTTAGAAAATATTAACGCTTCATTAGATACAGATTTCTGGTCTGGTGGACAAATGTTACTAGGAGCAATTAATAATGATTATAAAGCTGCAATCTTTTCAGGAACATCAAATATTTCTGAAATAGAAACATCTGAACTGGAGCCTTTTCCAGGCCTGAGAGCAAACATTACAGGGATTAGACCTATTGTAGATGCAACAGCAACAGTTACAGTTAAGACAAGAGATAGGCTGGCGGATAGTGAAACAGAATCTAGTTCTGTGTCCATGAGAACAAGCGGAATTAATCCTGTAAGACAATCAGGAAGATATATCAGGGCCAATGTTAAAATTGCCTCTGGTACAATTTTTAACCATGCACAAGGCATAGACCTTGTAGCATCAAGAGCAGGAACAAGATAATGAGTGATAAAATTGATATAGACAATGTTAGATATTCTTTTGAAACACAAGAATACTTTCAAAGACAATTAGAAGAAGCAGTTAATTCATTAATTAATAAAGATAATACGGAAAGTAATAAAGCATTTGATTTTTTTATGAATTCAGATGGAACAGGAATTAATTCTGTTAATGAAGATTCATCTCCAACTTTAGGAGGCAATTTGAATCTTAATGGCAATGGTATAATTTCTGGAATGATTCCATCATTATCTGGTACTGGTAAATCATTAGTTATGGGATTTTAATTAGGAGAAAATATGGCAGGAACATTTATAGGAAAATACGATACCACTACAGCAAACAATACTGCTACAGGAAAAGATTCAGTTTCCGTTGCAGAGGGGATGCTGCCCTCTAATATCAATAACGCCTTCAGGGCGGTTATGGGAGATATTAGGGAATGGTATAACGATGGACAATGGATAGAGTATGGTGATGGCGCAGGCACTTATACTGCAACTTACGCATCAGCAACATCATTTACAATTGATGGAGTGGATGTTACATCCGTTTATCATGCAAAAAGAAGAATTAAACTGGTTGCCTCAACACCAGGTACAATTTATGGAACCGTTTCCTCTACCTCATTTTCAACCAACACCACAGTCAATATAACTTGGGATAGTGGATCATTATCCAATGAAGCCATTACTTCTGTTCAAATAGGAATTCTTTCACAAACTAATGATTCAATACCTACAGGAATTAGTGCAGCTAAAATTGGCGGTGGAAATGTTTCAACTACAGAATACGATTACTTAAATGGTGTAACTTCAGCTATCCAAACTCAACTGGATGCAAAGAACGCAACCATTACAGGCTCAGCTACAACAATTGATACGGAAAGTTTAACTGCTAATAGAGCTGTTATTTCTAACAGTTCACAAAAAGTAGCAGTATCAGATGTAACAGAAACAGAATTAGGTTATTTAGATGGAGTAACAAGTGCAGTACAAACCCAAATGGATACAAAAGCATCAACAACCTATGTTGATAATCTGGTTACAGGTTTAAAAACAAGAATCCTTTGCGAAGCTGCCTCAACAGCAAATTTAGATTTAACAGCAGATCTTCAAAATGGTGATACTTTAGATGGCGTTACTCTTGTAACAGACGATAGGGTTTTAGTAAAAGACCAGTCCACTGCATCTCAAAATGGAGTTTATACAGTCGTTGTTTCTGGTACTGCTAGTAGAGATACAGATTTTAATACGATTTCAGAACTATCAGGTCAGATGGTTATTATTAATCAGGGTACAACGAATGATAATACTTTCTGGCTTTGCACAACCAATAATAATGCAACTTTAGATACCGATTCAATTTCATTTTCCAAAGTTACACCATCCAATTCAGGCACAGTAACTTCGGTAGGATTAGGAGATGCTGGATCATCAGAATTTACAATAGGCAGTACGCCTGTTACTTCTTCTGGCACTATTACTATTGGAGTAAATAGTATTGGAGCAGCAAAAATTGCAGATGGAACAGTCAGCGATGCAGAGTATCAAAGATTAGACGGAGTAACTTCTGATATTCAAACTCAGTTGGATTCAAAAGGAACGATGTCTAGTTTTACATTGGCTGGAACGTCTGGTTCTGGACAATCTATTACCAATGGTAACACCGCAACGATAGCGGCTGGTAATGGAATAACAACAACTGGCGGAGCAACGGATACAGTTACAGTAGCCGCTAATCCAGCAATGACACCTTATATTACAAGTACAGGAAAAGCTTTAGTATTTGGATTTTAACAACAACAATAAGAGGTAAATAAATATGGCAAGTGAAGTATTAAAAGTATCACATAATGCAGTTTCAAATACAGAAGTTGTACTGATAAAT